GCGCTGACAGCTTCCGTTAATTTGTCTAGCTTAACCTCTAGCCTGTCTAGGCGAGTAATGAATACCTCTTCCTGCGCCATCACCTCACACCTCTTATGGCGAGCAATCAACGGACAAAGAACCATCCGCGTTTGTTGCTACGTCACATATTACTTTAGGAGCATTCTCCATGATTTCAGCGATGGCGGCAGTGTACTCACCCCAAACACCGTCCAAAAGATTGTTGTTCCCATTGTCCAGTGACAACAAAGTTCCAAACCCCACGGTGCTGACATCAGCTATCCCCTCTATTCCAGCCAGACCCATATCCACCACGCCATTAATGCCTGCCGTACCTAGCGCCACGTTAGAGTCAAATCCAGACTCCCCTAGCTGGGTAAGATTGTCCATCCCGGTCACGCCCAGAGTTACCATGCCGTCCACGAACGGAGTGTAATCAACGTTACCTAGCGCCTCATATCCGGCGGCTGCGGAATCAACAAACGCGCCATAGAGCGCCTGATTGTCTTTTGATTCAGCGGCGACCCGGGCAAGGTCAGTCTTGCTACTGTATCGGGCCATTGTCTTAGCCGAGTCAGCCTGCATCCACATCATGCCAAGAGACGTTACTGGGGACGCCAGCACAGACGCCCACTGGATAGCCTCGGACTGCTGCGGCATGGGCTGTATCGTCTGCGTCTGAGTTAGTGCCAGAGCCATGACCGCTGCACTAGCCGCCTGCCCGTCACCGCTTGCTGCGATCTTAGATAACGCCTCAAACTTTGCCTGATGCGCCGCGGAGCTAGCTTCAGCAGCCTTTTGGACCGCCTCGTAATACTGGCTAGTTGATCCGGCGCAGCCGGTAAAAATAAGCACCGCAGCAATCAAGAATAATTTTTTCATGTCAAATATCCTTTGCCAAACTTACTATAAAGGGCTTGTAGCCTCTACTATCCAATACTTTTTGCCAGCCTTTCCGGCCCGCAACACTAACACCGTCGCATCCACTTATCTTTGCGTAGTGTACCGCTGATTCATCCATATCAACAATCGTGTCCATATTTCCACCCGCCAGAAAGATATGTAACACTTTTTTTCGCGGGTAACAGATTATCTCAGTTACGGCGCAAGCGTCTGGCGCAGGCCAAAATTGCATTAATCCTTTTTTTACACCATCTGAAATGTCTTCAAAAATATGAGTATTGCCGCCTCGATCAAGTGCCGCCTCAATCCACGGCCTGCAACGATCTAACTCGCTTTCCAAGTCCTCCATTTACGACTCCTTTTATGGCTGCACCTTAACAAAACCGTTTGAATCAACGTATAAAGCACCAGATACCGCCGTGCTACTAGGCAAACTGTTGCCTTTTGCCATCAGTACCTGCACAAACTCGTTACCAACAGAAACCACTAAATATCCGTTAGCTGCGTCATACAACAAAATGCCGTTCTCCGCGGCTACATCAGACGCCTGTTTCTGTGAGATCAGCGCCCGGACTCGGGCTAGATAATCATTTAGATCCTCTGCCCACAAGTGCGGGGTTTCTCTGGAGTAGGGCGGCGGTAGCTCTTTGCTCACCTTCTGCCTCCGCTACTAACCCGCAGCCGAACATCCCCGACTCGCCAATTAGCCTCAGCATCGCCGTCTATTCTGACTCTTACCTGCCGCCCGGTCATCCGCACGTTAGTCGGGTTAGCCGGGTCAAATGGGCCATGCTCTGTCTCAGAGCCATTAGGGTAAAACCTAGTTTTAAACTTCATTGACACCTCGCCCTGCGTATCCTCTTCTGGAATCATCTCCGTAATACGCATTACGTTGTCGCCGTCAGCAATGTTTACTGGGCCGCTCTCTACAAAAACGGAGCTGCCCTCATGCCCGTAGCCTGACTCATGCCGATATACAGAGCCATCAATAGCAATCCACATGGGGTCAACAAAGACGCCAGAATCTACGCCAGAGCAGCGGTCAAGCTCACCGATAAGCCAGTGGTTTTCGTTGTAGTCATAGGCGACATATCGAGTGTTCTCATCTTCACCGACACCCGGGTAGAACCACCACACCTCGTTGTATTTTTGGTTGGCTACCGCAAAGCCGTGACTTACTCGGTTAAGGTTCATCTCAGTAAATACCTTGTCATGCACCTCACAAGGAAGAACTCTTGCCGTTGAACCGTCATATACAAAGAAGTTGCGCTCGCCCATCCAGAATGCTGTTGGGCCAACAGATGCCAGCATATTTCGACCTACAAGGCCGCAAGAGTTACCGATCTTCTGAAAGCCGAACACTGTCGGCGGACCTTGGTACGTAGCTACCCACGCATCAATATCAGTGCAGATCAATGTTCTGCCCCGGACCCTAGCGCCAGCAACAATCTGCCCTGATGTTTGAAGCTCAATATCTCCAGCCTCATTTGTAGTCGCTGGCTGCCACTCATACAGATTCTCACGGTCACACCACTGCACTTTACGGGTATCACCGCCTGCGCCAAGGCAAAACACAAACCGTTCCGCTGTAACTACAATTGCCGTATTGGATATCGGCACCTCAGTGGACTGAGACACCAAGGAGTTTGCAGATACAAGTGTTGCCACCGTGTTGGCGGGGTCAGCTGCAAACGCGGATACATCAAGCTCGTACAAGTTGCCCTCAGCATCAGACAGGGCAATTAAGTCCTCGCCCCAGTTGTCTAGTGACCAATTGGTAGCCGCAGCAATACTGTAGTTGCGCTCTCTTGGCACACCATAGGCACCAGATCCATAGTTTTTGCCGCCATAGCCAAGGTTCTCGGATGCCTCAGCAATTCCAGCACTAAAAGCTGCTGGGGTTACGTCATAAACAACATCATTGCCGTCCACGACTGCAAGCCTGTTATATGACCCCGCTGCAAGGTATGGTGCGCCGTTGTTAGATGCCCATGAGTGCATACCGCGAGACTGCCTGCCCTTTTGTCGTACATCAATCTCGGTAAAGGTAATAGTGTCTGTTTCACCACCTGTCGCAGAGTCAAGCCCAATCACGAGGTTTGTGTTGGGCAGTGACCCGCCTGTGGTGATCTCAAAAGAACTGCGACCCGTTGACTCGACATTGCTAGATGCAGCTACACCGCCCAGCGTAACGGTCGCTGACGCGCCTGTAGAAAGCTCTGTGACGTTGACATCAACTACATAGGCCGTAGACACCGCTAAGACGCTAGAAAGGCTCTGCGTGATGCTGGAGGCCGTGCCAGCGACATTCTCCATCTCAATGGTGTCAATGTCTGCATTGTAGTTTGTGTTTACCTGCGTCCAGCTTGCAGAGTCTTCCAGATGCGGGTCATCGGCAATCGTCTCAATGTTAGCGGCCTGCACCCAGCCGCCTACTGGCTGCGGAGCGTTGTTGGTCCAGCGCACAAGGCTGGAGTCAAGCCAGCGGCCCTTGGAGTCTAGGTCAACGCCGTGACTGTAAACGCCAGCCGGGATATCTAGCTTCACCAGAGGCATTAAGAAGTATACCCGACATAAGTTCCGTAAAGAGTGCCGCCAACATTCCAAATCTGCACCCAGTTTGTAGCACCAGACTCTAGCGTTGGGGCGCTTCCAAACATCCACTGCATAGTGGGCCATGTAACATCGTCATTGCCGCCGACTGACGTAAACCGCAAGGTCACAAATTGACCCGTGGTAAGGCTTGACGTAATAGTGACATCGCCCGACATAGCAATTGTTTGCACTGTCCCGTTTGCCGCGTCTACATCAACCGTGCCGTCTGTGCCTAGCTCATGCACTTGCTCGGTGATAGGCCCATCAATATCAATAGACGCCACCGCAGTTAGGGTCATGGCGTTAGCCGTGTAGCCATCTAAGTTAATAACCGTACCGCCACCGTCGCCACCTGCATACAGCAGCGTATCAAGCGAGGTCCAGTTGTTATTTAGCTTTGTACCCCACGCATCTGAATCACCGCCGATTGCAGGAAGGTTGAAATTAAAATTTGTTGTCGTAGCCATAGCTCAGTCCAATTTAATGCCCATATTTTACTACGTTAATCCAGCTTAGTCTTAATCGTCCTCTGCAACATTTTGAGACGGGAACGCTCTTGCTCTGCCGGGCCATACGATCCGAACTGCGCCCCTGCCGCCTGAGCTTCCGTTAAGTCCGCCGCTGCCTTGCTGAGCAAGGTAGTTTGCGCCCGGAGATCCACCAGCGCCACCGCCGTACCCAAAGCTACCACCTTGGTCTGATGATCCAGCACCACCCGATCGGCCATTAACAGGTGGCCCAAGACCGCCAGCGCCATTACTCCCTAAACCGTACAAGTGTGTTCCACCTCCGTTACCAGAGCGAACTTGGGGCAAGTAACGCCCTTTTCCGCCGCCACCACCGCCGCC